CCTTGATTGCCGCCTGCTTCGCCGCTTCTTCGCCCTTAGCAAGACGCACAGACACCCCAGCGGCCTCTTGTTCTGCCACCCATTGAGCTAGACTCATCTACGAGAATTAATACTTGGGCCGTGCCTTCGCCGTTGTTGCCATCCTCTGCTTCGACATCCACCTCTATGGCCATGCGCTCTACAAAACGAGCCGTGCGGCCCTCGACTGAACGCCTCACCACCATCCAGATTTCGTCTACAGGATCGCCGTACACTGTAGTCACGGACTCAAATTGACCGTCCGTTATCCATCGCGCCCACGCGGTTATGTTCTGCTCGCGATTATACGTGAGCACCGCAAGCTGTCCATCCTCGCGCACAAGGAACACCGTCGGGTCAGGTTGGCGAGCAAAGGCTATTTGCTTAATGCCTGATTGCGTGACGTGCTCCGCAAACACAGTCAGGTCAGGAGCTACGTATCTATCCTTTTCGATGGTGTACGCCATTTCGCGCAGCCGCCGCCCTTGCCGCTGCATAAACAGCACCGCGTCACCCACGCTTATCGCCTGTAATGCCATAGAGCCATAAGTGGATTGGCCGCGCACTGCTACGTTGGTAGGCGTCAACGGCTCATCTTGCGAGCCCGCCCGCGCCACTACCTCAGAACCAGCCGTTCCAAGCTGCAACACATCTAGGCCCTCCATCCACATCACGGGGTTTGACTCAGCCGAAGCCACCACGAAGGAGACGCTAGAATCGTCTAAAACACCGTCTTCGAAGTTCTCGAAATCGTCAGACTTAGACCCCCAAAAGCGTGTTGGGTATGACCGAGTACCGCCAAAGTATAGACGTTGCTCGTAAAGGCCGAGTGCTCGCGGATACCCGCGATAGTCTGACCACGCTCCCTCGCGCCAGATCGTAGTCGCCGCAGTGGATTGCAAGGCCGTTAAGACCTCCGCAGTCGCCACCGTGCTAGAAGTGTAGCCCGTGATCTTAACTAAGCCGGAAATGACCACGTTTGAGGCTTCTAGCCATGCGCGTGGATCAGGCGACCCCGTATGGCTCGTGTAGGACGATACCTCGATGCGTAAATAGCAATCTTTCGTTTCGCTACCAGAAGCCGACACATTCCGATCTTCGATTGAGGAAAACGTGCGTATAACCGTGCCAGCCGTGGCAAAATTGTCATAAGAGCGCGTAACCCTAATTGTGGCGTTCCACTTACCTGAAGTCTGAATTCCCCAGTCACCCTTAACCCGCACGGAAGGACTATTGTTAACCGAGGTGATTAGTAGAGCCGTAGACACAGCGGCCTGATCATGACTAATTTGGAACACGGATCCCACATGCAGTGGGTCAAACAAAGCCGCCGATGCCGTAAGCGTCCTCCCCGTGCCAACCGTTGCCAATGAACAGGCCAGCGTAGTTGAGCTAAGATTTTCGTCTAGAAGCGGAGCTTGATCGAAGTCAATAACTCCAAACGCCCAATTTGTATTTGTTACGCGGGAAAGTTTGCGCGGCGCATAATTGGGGTGGGTCAGATAAATAACATCATTGATGCCCTTAAACTGAATGCCAAACAGGTCGGCTTCTAGATAGGTAGTCGCCACCTCGTAAGGCGTTTGCGCCAATCCACCAGACACGTAAGCCGGTAGTGTGGATCCATCTACATCTATCCCTCTCCTATCTTTTAGTTTAAACGTGTTCGTCGTAGTATTGCGCACGATAAATCGACGATCATTTAGCGCCGTAGGGCCAACCAGTCCCGTGATTAATACCTCCTGCCCCACGCTAAAGCCGTGCGCGGTACACGTAAACACGGCGGGATCACTCGTATCCATGGCCGTAATTACCTTGCCCACGTTTAACACCTGCTCGCCATTTGTGAAAAAGCGAATATACAAATCACCAAACTCCAACACGAAGCGCGTAGCCGTGGAGAAGTTGAATGGAAACAGGCGACATGTTTTCTCTGAATACTTGGCTTCCTCGACATAAGCCGTACCTGAGCGAAACCGCGCCCCGCCATACTGCATGGGGCGAAAATTCTCCATCATCCGCATCGCACTGTCGTATTGCTGCAAGTCGGCACGCCCATCTAGCAATGGCGTCCACTCACCCGACGTAAAATTATTAAGAAACTTATGCGTAGCCATTTTAGCCGTTTGTTGACGTTTCCCGTGCGCTCAACCACTCCGACCCGTCCATAGGGCTTATTAGCGGCGCAAAGGCGTCTCGGGCATTCGCGCTCTTAGCCTCCTTCAAGTATTGCAGCACAGAACCCTCTAGCGACTCTTTAAGCGTACGCGATTGCTGCAAGGGCCACACCAGCTTTGCCGCTAGTGCCGTGTAAACCACCTTTGTCAGTAGCGCATCCATGCGGTTAAAGCCCGCCCCGCCCGCTTCCGTGGTTATGTCTGCAACATAAACGATGTTAGCTTCCGCCTCATCGGTTAGCAGCTCACCGTTCTCAATCTCAAACATCTCCCGCCTAACATTGGTGGGGTCAACGTCGTTAAACGAGATTGTGCGCAACCAGTCGGTAGGTAGCAAATAAGCCACATCCCACCCAAACACCGGAGCCGTAGCATTAGCCACCAACACCGCACGCTTGCGGCATGACCTCCAGTTAGCCAGCCGCAGTATCTCGCGCACGGTTTGATCTAGGTGCAGCTTGCACAGGCGAGCCGTCTCCGTGGCGTCGTCAATGGAGTTGATGCTTTCAGCCGCTACTAGGGCCAGCGCGTAGTTACAAATCTGCGTCTTAGATGCCATGATGATTATCCGTTAAACTATAGTGCCGCAAATTGCGCAGGGGTTAAAATGATATGGCCGTTGCTTGTGGCCTGCTGCCCTTCGCCCTCGTTGTCCACGACGTAGAACGCCTCGTACTTGTCGGCGGTCCCCGTTGCGACCAGTCGATTGAACGTGGTCGTAACGGGAGTGCCGTCGTCAAGCGTGGTTGATACTGTCTGGCCTTGGGTGTAATTGTAGATCATGTGAATACGACTCGAACTAATCCTGCGGTGTAGGTGAATGAGGAGAACGTGCGACCCGTTGGCAGGCTCCCCATCGTCAGCGTGCCTGATTGGGTGCCCGTGTAAGATGCGATCGTGTAGGTGCCCGCGTTGAGGGCGGAGGCCGGAAAGTTAACCGTATTGCCGTTAAAAGTGATATCTCCAGTAATGGTAGCCCTCGACACCGTCGTCGTTGACCCGATGCCCACACGGAAGATTGCCCCAGTGCTTAGGGTAAGATTGCCCGTGTTGGTATAGGTGCCTGCGTTGGTGTCACCCGTGCCGCCTTGCAACGTTGCTCCCGATGCAACCGTCAACGCTCCGTTACCTGTTCCCGTTCCGCCATAGGTTCCTGTGCTTACGGTTATCGTACCGGTGTTCGTGTTGACCGAGTTCATGTTGAGCCGCCCCGTCGTTCCGTTGACAGTTATGTTTCCGGTCCCAGAAATGACCCCGCTTGACGACACGTTTCCATTGACGGCGTCGATTGTGAGGTTGTCACTTAAGGCGATAGTGGAGGTCCAACTTGGATTACCTGCCGCCCGTGCGAGTGTCTTGGTTCCGGAAGATCCGCTTCTCACCACAATCGGACGGGCGAACCCTGTAATCAAATTCGCCGTCGCGCTGCTGGAGCCTGTGGTGGCGCCAAGATTAAGCGTCGTTCCAGACGGGATGCTGTTGACGTTGGAAATCGTGAGAATGCCCTCATTGACGAAGGTTCCGCCCGAATAGGTGTTCGTCGCCGTGTTGAGCGTAAGCGTGCCGAGGCCCGACTTGGTAAGACTAAACGCCCCCGAGATGACGCCGGTAGATGAAAAGGTCGATCCAGACACGAAGACATTAAAATCCGTGTTACCAGTAAGTGTAATTGCGCCCGTGCCATACGTCCACGTTCCAGTGCCCACGCAGTCAATGTTTACCGTACCGGCACATGACAATGGATTGATATTGGCGTTAGTGAGTGTGGCGGTGGTCTTCCCGAACGTTGAGCCACTCACCAGAACGATCGAAGCCGTGCCAAAGCCAGTCGTTGACCCTGTGCGGATTGTTCCCGTTGCTGAACAGGTAATCGTGCCTGTGAGTGTATTTACGCCGGACAGGGTAAGCGCGGTTGCGCCTACAAGCGTGATGCTGCCACCCACGCCAGAAACGGCACCCGTGAATACGGTGGTCGTGCCGCCTGAAATGGTGAGTGTTGCAGCTCCAAGCACGAGGCCACCGCCTGTTGCACCACCACCTGCGAGTGATCTAATGGTCTGGCTAAAGCCCGTGATGTCCAAAGATACACCCACCGTGTTTGCCGTCGTTACGTCGTTGCTAGAATTGAGCGCGGAGACGTTACCGCACGCGATGCCGCCCGCGTTGATTGCCAGCGGTCCCGTGAACGTGTTTGCGCCGGATAGGGTAGTAATGCCCGCGCCGCTTTTGGTGATGCCAAACGCGCCGGAAATGATACCTGACAGCGTGGAATTTGGGGCAGACACCAAAGCCAGCGCAGCCGCTAACGAAATGGGGCAGGAGATTGTTGGTGTACCTGTCGAGGAAACCGTAAGCGTTGGCGTGCCGCTTGCAAATGCCAGCGTCTCCGCCCCTGCCAGCGTGTAATTCTGATCGTCGCCAATGTTGAGATTTCGAAGTGTGACGGGCACGTCCAGCGTGACGATTCGATTGGCCGTTATGATCGTGCCGAGTGTTGCCGTGTCGGTAACCGCGTCAGGGTAGTAAATCGAGCCCCAGTTAGCAGGATTAGACCAGTTGCCAGCGGCGTCCACTGCCCACGTCAAAGACAACGAAGCAGGTCTACCAGTGGCCCCTTTACCAGCCGCCACCACCCCAAATCCGATACCGATAAACATGGCTTAGTAGATTGCGACGATGCTAGTTGCGGTCGTGCTCGTAGCCCTTACGCGCTTCGTGCGGATAGGATGCACTAAGCCAGCGGCTAGGCCCACGAAAACAACCGTAGCTCCAAGCTCATTGGCAACGGCCACGTCACCCGATACACCAACATAAAGGCCGCGGCATTCTCCATTTGTTAAATCTGCCGAATCACTAGGCGTTACTGCGAAGAAACTGTTAGCTGGGGAAGTAGTTACTTGACTCATAATTTTACCCTTTCGTTATTAAAAAACCCGCCCCCACTCATACGAGCAAAGGCGGGTCTATTGGTTACACTCTTGCAACTCTTACTCGTCGGCGTAGGCGATGAGGAACAGCAGCTTAGCCCCAGCCGTAAGAGCCGTTGCAGTCTTCACCGTAGCGAAGATTAAACGGTCTGCATGAGCCAAGGCGACGGGAACGTACTGCTGGGCGGTAGCAGTACCGCCAGCCGTGAACGTCAGATCGTGAGCCGTGGTAAGTGCCAAGCCATCGGTCAAGGCGTCGTCATTGCTGGCGAAACCAATGTCGATGGTCAAAGCAGTGCCGGGATCTTCACACACCACGCGAGAGGAAGAAGGGTACACGACTGCGCCCTCCTTCAACTGCACGAGGTTGATGATGTCGTTAGCCGCCTCAGTACCGACCAAGGTGTACGGAATCGTGGCAAAGCGCATTTTGCCAGTGATGAACTTAGACAGGGGAAACGCAGCAGAAGGCGAGGCACCAGCGGCACCAATCTGAGCGGTATAACGAGTTGAATTGAACGTAGGCATGTTGTTTTATTCCTTAATGATTGTTGTAAGTTGCTGATTCTTTAAGGATTACGGCGACTCATCGCACATGACTTCTACAACCAATTCCTCTTGTGCGCGAGTGGCACCGATGGACATATTGGCGTAAACCTGAGTGGCGTAGTTCTTGTCGGCGCGCTCGGTGATCTTGCTCACCATGTCCTGACCCGTGGACAGGATTAAGCCCTGCTTCACATAGGCGAACGTGGTACGCACATCGGTTGCAGTAGTGAGCGTGAGCAGTTCAGTCTTGATGAACTCAAAGCCCATGAAGTAGCTGACTTCGCCGTCCACCAAGGCTTTAACGGCTGCATAGTCCTGATTGGAGACTTGCGAGACGTTAAGCAGGAGATCGTCAAGCTGTTGCTGGCTGTAAGCGTAGTACAGGGTGGAACCCTTGGGATACTCAGCTTTGCCAAGGATCGACTTGGCCTCGATCAACTTGGCGAGGGTCAAGCCGATGTTAGCACCGCCGAAGTTGACGGCGACCTTTTGAGCGGCAGGGAGAGCAACGGCAATGACCGCGCCAGAGCCGTCTTTATCAGCGTAGGAAGAAGCAGAGGCAGCAGTGATGACCTCGTTATCCTTTTCGCGGTTAAACGCCATAGCTGCGCTTTGTGCGTAGCTGGAACTCGGATTGATAAGCATCTTGGTCTCGTCAAGCGAGTCCACGAGGTCAGACCAATCGTAGTCGTTAAGATACACGGCACGACGTTGGTGCGAGCTATCGACACGGGGAGTGTCGGAGTGGCGCGAGGTACGGCGCACAGCGCGGGTAGTGCCAAGCTGTTCAAAGAACTTGGTCTTGCCCTTTTGTGATTCGGTGCGGGTTTTGCCAGCAAAACGGCTGTCGCCTTGCTGGGTCAGATGTTCAACATTGCCAGAGAACTGGTCAACGAAAGCTGCTGTAACTTGAAAAGACATTGGAGGAGAGAATTGAGATTAATGGTTCCATGACGGTTTCCATTAGGCTTCGCGTTACCGGAGACTCCGGCGCACACCTAAAAGGTTGCTTTCCGAGGCCCGTGTGGGTTCTCTCGCTCTTGCTGTTAAAACCGTATGGTGGAGTCAGATTGCGTTGTCAACAACGACATGCGCGAAAAAGCCCACTCCGTTAAGAGTGGGCTTCCCCTTTGTGCCTTACCACAACCCCGAATGACCGGAGCGGCAGACACATGGCCGACTAGACTAAGCCCGTCAAGCGGCCTGTTCTGGATTCTTGACCGCGTAGAGCTGCGCCATATGCGCCACCGCCGCCTCACGGTCACGAGGTGACGCGCTGGCATTGTTGTAAGGGTGGTTCTTGTCGCCACGAATCTTGCTAATCTCAGCCTGTGCCGCCTCGGGGCTATTGATTGCCAGCCCGCCAGCCGTGGAACGAATGGCCGCAGCGTTGCGATCTTCGCCCAGCTTGAGAGCCACAGCCTGCATTGCTTTTATGAAGTGCGGGTTATTCGACAGCTCTGGATTCGTCTTGAGCACGTCGGCACTAATGCCCGCAGCAGCGGCCCCACGTTCAGCCAGTGCTAAGTTGGCGTCGTAGTTGTTGCCCCAGTCCTTCTTTAGCTCTGCAACAGCACTGTCACGGCGTGCTTCCAGTGCCTTGCTGTTGGTTGCGTAGTCGCCACCCAACTGATCTGCCTGCCACTTAGCCAGCTCCGACGCCTGCTTTGCGGATAGGCCTATCTCATGCGCTTTGTTTTGGTAAGCCGTGACACGCTCCGCGCCCCACAACTCATCCGGTAGGCCCGCAGGCTTCTCGATCTTGTAGTCGGTGGCCTTCTCAGGAACGCCCAGCTTAGAGCGGAACAGGGCAATCTCCTCTTTCGATGCGTTCTCGCTAGGGATTGTCACCTTGTTGGAGCTACCCAGCGACTTTTCGAGGTTGGCATAGCTCTTGAGCGCACCGTCAACGGTCTTGAACTTAGACGCGAAGCCGTCAGGCAAGCCCATTGCTTTAGCCCAGTCAGGGTTTACGAACTCACCTCGCTCATTGAAGTGTGAGCGGAAGTCGGCAGGCGGTAAGCCCGTAGTGCCCGACTTAGCCGCAGCACCATCGCTTGCAGTGGCATTGGCTGGCTTAGTGGCAGCAGTTGAGCCGTCAGGCATCAGGGGCGCAACGTCGGGAGCCGTGGCCGTAGCTGTACCAGACCCGCCCGTGCTGTCCGTTGGTGCGTCGAAGTATTCCGTGAATCGTTTCATAATCGGTTAAGTCGTGTTTAGCGCGAGGTGATGCGGTTAGCGTAGCGTAAGGTGTAGTGGTCGGGGTGGTTATCTCTCACCCACTCCATGAACGCAGGCGTCTTGTCACCCGCATAAATGTCCATCTCAGGTGCGCCCTCATCGGCGTAGTCCATGCGCTTGATCTGCGCTAGGTTCAGGGCAGGAGCGGCATCTACTGCGCCCTCTACTTGTTCAGCCGTTACTGCGCTAGGCTCGGACACCTTGCGTGTCCACTTACGTTTTGGTTTAATTGCGTCTGCGTTACTCATTGCTTGGTCTTTCGTTTCTTGGTTGTGGTTTCTGTCAGGGGGAAATTGGCATCCTGCACGGTCAATAACCGCAGGATATAGCGCACAGGCTCACGCATCCCCTCGCGGTGGATGAAGTCATTAGCGCACAGGCCGGACGTATAGCAGGGCATTTCTACCCCGTCCCGCCAGCCGTAACGCCGCTTTAGGTCTGCCAGTATCAGCTTACCATCCTCGGAGCCGAAGATGCGCCCATAGGCTAGGCGTAGCTGTTTGGCTTCTTCATCGCGCTTCTCGCGCTCGTTTGTGTCGTTTCTCGCTGCGTCTTCTAGGGTCATATTTGTGGTTAGTGGTTAGATCGGGAGTGAGTCGGTGACTTTCTTTTGAGCGGCAGGCCCGAGGTTCTTAGCAGCCCCAGCCACTTGCTCAACCATTTGCGGCATCTGCGCCGCCTGTTGTTGCTGTGCGATAGCCGCCATGATTTCGTCAATCTCTTCCTCGGAGCGTATCAGCGACGTAGGGAAGCCCTTATTCGACGCACTACGGCGTACACCATCGCGCCACTTAAACACATGCACGACAGACGGGTCAAAGGGCATCATTTGCCCAACTAGCTGCATCATCACAAGCAGGCTGTTATCCTCGGCAGCACGTAGGGCTAGGGCAATCTTAGAGACGTATTCGACCTCGTACTCAAATGCCCCGCTCTCGATAACGGACTGAGGGGGCGCACTAAACATGCCCTTGCGCATGCAAATGCCGAACACGCGCTGGATAAGCGGGTTTAGCTTCTCCTGCGTGATACGGGCGAACAGCGGGCTGAACTGCGTCAGCTTCTCCTGCACCATCAGGCTGACCTCCATCGCCGTCTTCTCGCGCTTCATCTCCGCAGAGTTTGAGAGCATTTGGAACATATTGACGAAGAAGCCGTCACGAATGGCGGATTGCTCCGCTTCCAGCCCCTTTTGCGCAAAGTCCACCCGTGCCTCATTGCGTAGTTGCTCGGGCTTGTTAGCGGCATTCGACGCATCGTAGTAGGTGACGCCATTAGGGCGATTGTCTGGCACGCTTGCGCTATCGTCAGGCATGACCCAGCTAGGCTTAACCTGCTTTTCGAGGGCAAGCAGCAGGTCTAGCTTCATCCGGTTCGCCAGCTTAATGTTCGGCATCTTGTCCAAGCCAGCAGACCGCCCGTAAAGCTCGCCATTGCTCCGCAGTAAACGCCCGCAGGCGTAGGGCATCTCGTAGTATCCGCTCTCATCTATGACGTGCGAAGCCGACACATCGACGTAGCACGACGCGATAGGCCGCAGCTTGCCCGCCACTTCACCCTCACGCACCTCGTTCTTTGCCCGTGGATAAACCGCATGAATAATGGTAAACTTCTTGTCGGTATCCGCCATGTTAGCCGACTTGAGTGTGTCCCTCATCGCTTTCGACAGCTTCTCAATGCCCCACTTCTGTTCGCATTGGCGTGCTGTCCACTCCCATTTGCGAAACACCGTGTCCACCATGCCATCAGAGTCCTCAGCAATGGCGAAGGAGCCGATGGGCACATGCACAAAGTTAAGCCCGATCTTGTCTGACTCCTCAACGAAGCAGCAGGACGTACCAAATACGCCCGCGTCGTCTAAGTCCTCGTGCCAAGCCAAGTAAAAGTTGGAGGCGTGGATTGCCTTCATCATGCGCTGGCTGCACTCATCCCACCAGTCCTTTTCCTCCTGTGGCGCATCCTCCTTGCCAGCCATACGCGCCCACAGCTCACCAGCCGGAGTCAACTGTGCCAACACACCGGCCGCGAATATGTCCGCCGCATCGCCTGCCGTAGTGTCGTAGATTTGGGAGAACTGCTGTGCGCCATTAGGCAGACTCGACATAATCCCACCCTTGCGCGGCCTGATGTAGTCGGCAGCTTCCTGCCAACGTGTGCGGAAGTCAGACTGCGCGGCTTCCATCGTGCCCATCCGCTTGATGATTTGCGCCGCTAGTCTGGAATTATTGCCGTCCATGTTGGTGCGTGTTAGCGATTAACCGCCTAAAACTGTGCTCTTGCCGCCACTTGCAGGGTTGGCACCGTATCCGCCCGTTTCACCGGCTAACACCGTAGAGGCGAAACCCTTCTTTGCTGCGCTCTGGTTCTGCGTGTCCCGCTTGGCTTGCTGCACCTCGGCGGCTGATTGCGTAGCCATAGGTGCAGCAGGAGGCGGTGGAGTCGGTGCTTTCGCCCCCTTCTGTTGCTGTTGCATGGGTAGTGCTTGACGGGTAGTGGCAGACTGATGCTGTTGCGCGTGTGTTTTCATGGTGTAATTTTGGATAGCGAAAGTAGTCTTTGCATGGTGCGAAGCGGCTTGATCCGCAAGACATTGTTGCGTTGGTAGCTCATCCAACGCATCGGGTAGGGCAGGATTGACCACGCCTCACGCGCATCCCCTGCTAAAACGTGGACATGCCAGCAGTCGCACAGACTAGGCGTGAACAGGTAAGCAGGGTCAACTATCTCGTCAGGTGGCGCACCGCTTGGCACACAGCGGCCCATCAGGAAGAAGTCGGGAGTGTTAAACACCAGTCCGCCATGTAAGTGCAGCCCCAAGTCCTCATCGAATGACCGCGCACACCACTCCTTATCGTAGATAGCCCTAGCCGCGACGTAGGGATAGAGGCGCATCACAGCTTAAACGTATCAATCGCCCGTGCTCCGCGCCGTGCTTGGTTACGCTCGCGTACCGTGTCTATGTCCACGACTGCCGCCCTGTCACCGCCAAAGGTGGGCAACGCTGGCAGCACCTCGCGCACGATGCGGGCAGATTTGGTCTTGAGCTTACCCAACACTATCGCCTCACACGCATAGCGGAATGAGTCGGCCCCGTGCGATGACCAATCGTGAACGGGGTCTTTCGAGATAGCTCCACCGCTTGCGGAGTCTTTAGCGTGGTACGCTTCCAGTGCCGCTAGGCCCAGCGCACAGTTCGTCTTGTGGAAATAGCAGCGTTGCATCACGTCACGCGCCGCATTGATACCCGCCCACATTTCCCGCGTAGCTGGCAACACCTCGACGTTGACCGCCCCTGCCTTCTCAAACTCGCCCTTATAGCTCACGCCCGTACTTGCCGCCGTTGCCCTACTATCCCACGGCAGGAAGTAGGCTGACACGGGTATCTCAGTATCAGCTATGAGCTTTACCACTTGCGCCGCTGTGTGATGACGCCGCTCGATGTAGTTAATCACATGCACGTCACGGCCTATGACTTGCAGCATCCACACCGCCGTAGCGTCTGACCAGCCTATGTCGAGGACTGCGAAGACAGGCGATGAACTATCCCAAATGAAGTCATGTATCTGCCCACGCGCACGAATAGCCGAGAGTATGTCGCCGTAGATTGAGCCTTCCACCGGAGCCATGAACGCCTCTGCCACCGTTGTCGGGTACTCGCGGAACATGAAAATGCCCTGCTCCTTCTTTGTGACGTGGTAGAACAGCCGTTGCCCATCGGTGAACTTCACCCCTAGCTCGCCCTCCTTAGCGTCCAGATAGGCGTGTATGTCACGCGGGACAGCCCTAATGTCACCGATTAGTGAGTTGGTAGGGTCGAGATACCACGGGAAGAAGTGGAAATAGAAGTCCTTTTCGGTCTTGAGCGCGTCCGGCGTCTCCATCGCGTTCTTGATGATCTCGTAGAAATGCCCACCCTTGCCGCCCTTAAACGTGGACTCAATGAAGATTGCGCCTTGGTCAGCCGAGGGAAGCGCACCTGTCTTGATTTCCTCGGAGCGCGTTGGGTCGCTGTGCGCTATCGGCCCCCACTCGGAAATATGCAGGAACTGATTAGTGCCACCGCGTGCCAGCTTGCCAGCGTTGATCGTGGATCCGTTGGCGAACTCGATAGAGGTGTCATTGCTCTTGGTTGCAGGCTCATGGAGCTGGGGCAGGAGCTTATCGTGGGCGAAACGCACCTTAGAGCGTAGCTTTTCCGAGGCGTCCGCCTGTGTCTGGTCAATAATCGACGCTTGCAGCGACTTGCCCCAATAGACCGCATCGAAGATCATCACGTCTATGAGCGTGCTAAAGCCCATGCGCCGCGCCTTGAGGATGACGTGACGCTTGCGGCCTAGGACGTAATAGGCGTGGAGTATCTGCGCTTGCTCGCGGGTAGGCTTGAACGGCACGGTCTTGCCGAACTTGTCCACGATGGAATAGAGGTTGCTCATCCGCCACAGCGGGTCGCCTAGCCGTGCGGTTAGCAGCTCCTTATCCTCGCGTGTCAGTGGTATGGTAGCAGTGGTGTCCATTTACTGCTTGTTACGCACCAGATCCAGCAGCTCACCTACGCCAAACACTTCCAGCTTTTGGGGCGCATCATAGCCTAGCATCTTGCTCGCTTGAGCTATTGCCCGTGTCTTGTCCACAGCTACATCAGCGGTTTCCACGATCTCCTTGAGCGTCCCAAGCATTTCCTCGCGTGACCAACTGAAAGCGACCGCCGCTGATGCCCTTTCCTTGGCGATATAGGCGTTTACCTCGGGGTGCATGAGCATTTCATGCGCCTGCCTCGCAATTGAGGCCTTATTGAGGGTTTTAGAGCTAGATACCTCCTTGAACGCCTCACTGCTTGATTCGCCTGCTGTGGGAAGTAGATCATCACTGGGCATCCGTTAAGGCCTTTAAGGTCGTAGCCATAGAAGACGAGGATAGGCCTTTATTCGACTTAGAGGAGAAAACAAACGGCAACCACACCACCGAGGATGTAGCTAAGGCCAGCCCTTACTTAGGAGGATTTGTTAAATGGGATGGATGCACGGAGCTAGATCAAGGCAGGCCTCATTGGTGTGGGCCAAGGGAGTACATTCAGCATTTCAATTTACTGCGTTTTATCTACGAGCGAGCCTTTGAACTTATGGGGCGTGAGCCGGAAGAGTCATTCCCTAAATCACACACTGTTAAGCAACAGCCGCCCACTGAGGTAATCGACGGCATTCCTTGGGTAGTAACAGAGCAAATGACACGCACGGATACCGCCAAGCCGTAAGCCTTTGACAAATCCACCTCGCCCACCCATAGCCTAAGCCCATGACTTCCCTTAACGAGTCTCTTAACCTCGACCCCTCGGCTATCGTATCCGGCCACAACGGGGAGAAGCAACTACTCACCGTAAAGCGCACGCTCGTAATCCAGCACCCCACTGGGCGCACGCAAATGGTGGAGCGCATCTGCGAGGATCAATGGCTAAACACCTACCTCGTGTTCTCCTGCAAGCTCTCCGATAACGACGTGTACGAGGTGGCGGACTACGTTAAGCCCTCGGTCATTACGCGTTACAACGGCTTTACTGATGCGCTCTTAGACGACTACCGCGCTAAGGCTTTCGCCGCTTTTGCCTCCACTGAACGCGAGCTTAACGCTATCCGTACACGCGCTGACCTCTTGGCGTCGTCGATTATTGCGTCAAATGTGGCGGGGGATAACTAAAAACAACATGAGATAATCAAGAAAATGTTAAGGCGCAGCGATGAAGCCAGACGCTCGAAAGTATGACAGGCAATCCTCAGCAATGGGCATCCTGTATAACCGAGTAGACGTTGAGAATCGCCTGCGTTGTTCTAGTGGTAGTTTATCGTAAAAACGCCGAGGATCATCGGAAATAGGTGCAACGAAATGCCCTCCACGAAATCAACACTGGCTTAGTTATGGCCATAACTAAGTAATAGGGGTAGCTCCCTATCGCCTTAACAATTTTTTGATTATCTCACAACCAAGCATGACAGCTAAACAACAGGCCTTCGCTAATGCTATCCTAGCGGGCAAGACTGGCAGCGACGCCTACCGTCTTGCTTACGGCACCAAGAGCACCAATAACGCAACAATAGCACGCAATGCACACGATCTATTGGGCAACCCCG